GAGGCCGTAGGTGTCATCGAGGTGTTTCTCAATGGCGAGGGCCTGCTCGGTGATGATGATGCGAGCGAGCGCCTGCACAATATTCTCAGTGAGTGTGCCACCCCATAGGTACTTACGCGTCTTGAGCTCGCCATACTGGTTAAGCTCGGGTGAGTACTGGAAGCTGTGACCACGAATATCTTCTTTCATGCACAGATTGGGGTACTGAAGGGCCATGTTATTGGGCAAGATGATATTGTTATTGTGGATCTCTAAGGGCCCGAATTTTAAACCGACATTGCCTTGGAGCATCTGGCTGATGATCTCATCGCATTTGTCCCAGTAGTCAACGACAGGGAAGTTGGTTTCGCGGTAAAGGGCAACAATGTGCTCTGCTTCGTCAATGGTCGTGGGGATAGGGTCCATACCCATCGGGCCAGTGTTCATGGTTACCCAGAACTTGTTAGCGCCCATGCCGAAGCCGAGGCCGAGGACAGATACTTTGCCTACGTTACGCATAGCCTTGAATGATTTCTCAGACTTGCGTGTGAGGGCATCGTTGTAGTCAAAGTCATAAATCTTTGAGGCCATCAGCAGGTACGGGTCACCACCTGTAAGGTAAAGCTGTATAAGCTCAGTGTTATCAGAGATCCACGCTAATACACGCGCTTCAATGTTGGATAAGTCGGACACGATGACGGAATAGCCGTCGGGTGCACACAAAGAGCGACGTAATCGGCCTGAAGTCGCGTTGGTTGGGTTAATACGCGGTAAATTCTGTAAATTGAGCGCTTCTCCGCCTGAATATCGACCCGTGTGCGCACCGTAATACTTGAGTGGCACAGGCATGAAACCGTCGAACTTTTCGGCAGTGGATAAGAACCGACGAGCGCGTGATTCTTGGATATTTGACTTAGCGTACTTACGCGCAGCAAATACATCAGCGAGCTCGGGGTGTGCTGCCATGAATTTAAGGAATGCCCAATCTTTTTGACCGAGGGCAGCAATCCACTCGCCTTTAACGTTCTCTTTGGCGGGTAATTCGTATCCATTGGTTTCTAGATAGATACCGAACTTCTGATTGGACGATAATACAGTCAGTGGGATGCCAGCTTTTTTATAGGCGGCACGTTTTTCAGTCACCTGGGCGTCAATTTCCTCCTGGATGATTTCTGTATCTACCCGGAGCCAAGGCTCGCAAAACATACGAATATTGGCGTGAATTAGGTACAACTCGTCTTCTGGGAAGTGCTTGTACATGACTTTGAAGGCTTCGTAGGTCAATGTGACATCTTGGATACAATAATTGGCGAGGATGTCCATCAATTCGCGAGGTAAGTCGTAGATGTCTTTGGATAAGGCCAGCTCATCGCCTTTACGCTTGCCACTATCAGCAGACCATAGACGTTTGGACAAGGCTTTGAGCGATGCAGGCGCACCGACGAACATGCCTTTGCTCATAGACATGGTATCGACGTAATAATCAGGGTGCCAATTGAAATGATGGTGCAAAATGATGCCATCGAAGGCCGTGTTGTGGCATATGAGGGCAATAGGCTCGCCTGAACGAGTGAGCTCCAGCAAGAACTGCTCGAACTCGGCCATCTCGTCCTCACGGAAGATTTCTACGTCCTCGTTATCGACTTTGACACCGACACATTGGATCTTGAAGCGGTCATCACACACATAGTCAATGGTATTGGTGTCAGAGCGCCCTATGGAGTATCCACGACCATAATAGGTCTCAAAATCTAGGGTCAATAGGGTGTAATCGCTAATTTTCACGAGTTATCCTCTGAAATGGTAGGTTGTTATTAGTAAGCGAAATCTGACACTGAGCAATTTAATTCACGGGCAACCGCACGATCCTCTGCGGCACGGCGTTGCTCCACCATTAGCTTGTTGGCTTCGATCTGTTTGGCTGAAGAACGGCGGATTCGTTTACGTTCATTAAATAGCACTTTTCTAGTTAATTGATCTCGCATCATTTCTTGATATGCCGTCATTAGTCGGCCTCCATATGTAAGTGTGATATAAGTTTGACTTCTATGTCATCGAGCGTGGGTAGTTCGTGCTGCACTTTCCCAGTAGCAACAACACGAATAACGTCAAAGTCCAGCTCATGTTCACAAGCAGGGTCTGAGTCTTCGGGTGTAGGCCCCCAACGTACAGGCATGTAGGGAACGAAGTGCTTTACTTCACAATCCGCGTAATACCCTTCAAAAGTTATTGTTGTTTCTGACATAACTACTCCTAATGCACTAACTGAAGGTGCGGCTGCACGGCTTCTGGTACTTTGTTCAACACGGGGATCTTTTCATCGCGTGAAGGCAGAAAGAGTCCGAAGTGCGATGCCACATGTGCGAATTGGTCGAACATATCCTCGATGGGATAATTGTCATGGATGATCTCGAGGTGCATGAGCATCATGGCTTGGTCTCGGGTAATCACCCACCCCAAGTAATAACTGACGATGTGCCTGAGCCACTCGTCTTCGGGGAAAAAGGTTGGGATATACGAAGATTGTTCGAAGTAATCGAAGTCATCTTCTGCCATGTAATATCCGATGGGTGAGTACACCCGATGGTTGGTGCCTTTAACTTTTGTTTGAAAGTTTGCACGATCATTGTGATCTACACTCACCATTGCTTGCAGGGTCATGTGCATCATGGCTCCCTGAAAGAGCCACTGCATTTTAGAGTGCTCGATCTTGGTGTCTTTACCGCTAAAGAACGCGGGAAACGGGCAGTCCGTTAGTAGGGACCAGTACATTTCTGGGGGCTGTTTTGTAGTAGTCATCCTGATTATCCTCTCTGATGAGTTCACTTCGATAAATTGGTATAGAGTTAGGGGCGAAGAATCCTAGTTTTACCTCGCCCTTGCTTACGCTTATGACGCAGATTTCTATTTCATTGTCTTTGCCGATGAACACTGATTCACCGATCCTACGCTGCAGTATCAGCATTTGGTTGGTTCCTTATTAGTTCAGCTGCTATAACTGTTTCTAGCTTATCCTTCAACAGATTGGCTTTGTTTGCGTTATAAGTTGCAAACTGACTGCTTTTGGAGGCTTGCTCGTAATTAGCAATCTCACCTTTGAGCATATCAACTTGTCGTTGGTACGCTATTTTATCTTTGAGGTCGTTCATGCAGCAGCCATGCTTTCAGGGGCAGGCAACGCGCGCAATTCGTTTAGCTTTTCTTCGAGCTTTATCCTAGTTCGAGCATAGTCTTCTTCGACAGCATCTATCTCGCTGAGCGTTCCCGCGATCATGTCTTCTTGCACATCGCTCTGGTCACGCTCATTAAATGCGACTTCGGTACAGTCCGATATACGCACATAGTTATTATCGTCTTCGTAGTTGGGAGTTACTTCTTGAATGGTGGTGTAGTCATATCGCACGGAGCGATACATGGCTAGGGTTTTAGTGTGTTCAGTCATGAGAGTATCCTTCTGGTATGAGTGAGTAATTAGGATATAACAGTTCAACTACTTTGTGCAAGTAGCTGAACTGTTATTACCGTGCGGGTCATTGTGTGACTACGCAGCGGCGTCATATGGGTTGGGAGTCACATAACGACTGACGTTATTTGATGGGCCATAACCATTCTGCCCGTCACGCCGGGTTACATACATTGTTGTGATGCAGCCCGGGAGTGCTGCGACTAACTCATCTAAACTGTCAGTCTTGCCTAGTACTATTCCCGCACTCTTTAACAAGGATGTGAGTGTCCCCAATGCTTGGCGTTGCACTTTTGGATCAGAGTGACCCAGATTCAAATTGTCAAACACCATACTATTGTTGTAGTACGCGTTGCCTTGTAGTTTGTGCCAGACACTAAGATAAGAGTTGCCTGTTTTAGATGTTTTGACTTCGATTTTGTCAATAATCCCCGTGTACTGACCTTCTGGGATAAGACTGTTTTGATCCTGTGGTAACTCACTGGGGGTGAAAGATCCTAGTAATGCTTTTAATGATTTAGACATAATAACTTCCTTACTAATTTAAATGAGACACTGCGGAATGCAATGCCAATGGGTGATGAGGCCCCACGCCCCATTGGTAGGGAGTGGGGGTACTGCTCCCCATTGGTAGGGAGTACTACAGGGGAATGCAGGGCGCTACCCCAAGTTGTTCCTTCCAGCTTACCCGAGGGAGGAATTCGGCAAGCTAATTCACCACAGGCCTAAGTGACCTACTCCATGAATTAGCCAGAAAGTGGGAGGTGCGTAACGTGCACTAAGCGAGTGCTAAACTGGTCACTACCCGAGTTCGATTATGGTTTACCATGTCGACTATTGTGTCAGTACACAGCTAACTAGACATGTACCGAAAAGTGAGCCCAGCTGGAGGCCCCGTCCTGTGGACTTCTCCGAGAGGTGGGCAGAGTGGGCTAAGCTGGGAGCGTTGTTGGTCTGGGAAAACAAATACGTTTTTAGGTAAATTGCTTTTATATAGCAACAAGGTGAAAAAACCCTGCCCACTGAGCCCACACAAGATTTATGTGAGTAAGTGGTTGTAATTACACAGGTTAATCGGCTAGGTTGAGATTAACTCAACTCTGCCCACTACGCCCAGACTAGTCATAATCATAGTCAAGGCAGCGTTTGCGATACTGGCGGAGGTCAACGCGATGGTTGACGTTTTCCCTGTCTAGCCTTTTTGCTTTGGCTTTGAAATGTGTTAGCTCTCGCTTGAGCATGTCAATTTCGTCGGCTTGATTCTTAATTTCTTTTTGATACTTTGTAATTGCTTTCAGTGCAACGTCACGCGCGTCACTGAACCATTGCGCACTTTCTTCAGCGTTCATTGTCGTCTCCTTATTAAGAGGCATAGGCAAAATAAAAAGTGACGCTCACGCCAAGGTATTTTATTACGTGGTCGCGAGCGTCGAGGGTTGCAGATTAACCACTCTAGTTTTATGTGATCACGCACAGGGCAGTCACGCCCACCAATAATAGGCAGGTACGCCAGTTATTGGGTATATACACAAATGCTAATATACATACCTAATCACTGGCCCTAGTGTCCCAACCTTTTACCATTGTTACTATCTATAACTAATACACTAATAAATCGTATACTCTTTATTTAACAACAATGCTAACAACTAGGCCCACTAAGCCCACTACCAAAACGGGGTTGCAGATACCCTCCATTGTCCTGCGTACCTACACACCTGACACAAGACACACAACTCATATCACAACATAATAAACAAGACGCAGACGCAGACGCAGACGCAGACGCAGACGCAGACGCAGACGCTTACGCCGACGCTGACGCCGACGCTTACTTATTTATGCGGCTCTGGGGAGAGCCACAGTCTTGATGAAGCACACGGTCTGCTTCAACATCATCCGACGGTCAAAGTTGCGCTTATCCTTAACGGATATAACGCCTCTGCCGTCCGTACACCAGTAGCACATCTGGGTACGACCATCATAGAACTGAACGAGCTGGTTGCCTAAGCACTTGGGGCATGCTTGACCGACAACTGGCCCTGAACACTTCTCCATCTCGGGAGTGCGTAACTCCCACTCGCCATCGACTAATCGGTAGCGGGGCTTAACTGCTGGTACTGCTGGTACTGATTTCATGCGTTCTAATAAACTCATGTGAAACTCCTGAAGGGGCCGAAGCCCCTTATTTAGTAGTTATAGAAAGTCGAAAGATTCGACAGGCGGTAGTGACTGCTCTGGTATACATAACCAAGGGCTAGCTGTGTTAGCACCCTCGATGTTGCACTCCAGTTGGTCGAACGGGTCGACCTCACTGAAACCATCGTCAGTCATGGAATGGGTCATGCCCATTGCCGTGACCGATCTTTCTGTCGCTGGACGCTCGAACTGTGATAGTTCGTGAGCGTGTTGACGCAACCATGTCTTTGCTGCTGCTACTGCGGCGGCGCTACTCATAACCGAACTCCTTGCGAAGATCGGCTAGCATTGCTGCGGTGCCTGAGTCGAACTGACTCAGCGTAGCGTTGACTAAGCCAAACTGTTCCATCAGTTCGTCCGATAGCTGAAGTGCTTGCGCGGCACGCTTCTCGTTATTAGCGAGAGTGCGCTGTACTAGCATGTCTTCTGCTTCTGCGCGGTTGGTGATAGGTCGAAACTGCTTTGCAGCAATGTCTATCGCTTCCCATGCGTAAATGACTTCTATACCTGCGAACTCTAATAACATAGAGAGCGATGTAAGGAAGGCTTCTGCATCCTGGGCAGCTTGCAGAAAGTCTTCTGCCATAAACTGCTTGGCATCATTCTTTTCTACCCACTGCTCCATTCGAGGGCTTTGACCATCAAAGACGTAAGTCTTTAGTGGGGAAGACCAGCTAGTGTCCTCACCTCCGTCGTACCCATTGTCGTCCTCACCTTCAGGGATAACAGGTTGTGCAGATTCTGGTACGTTAGCCCAGAACTGAGCACTTTCGACCCACCAATGGTTGAGCTTTAGTGTCGCTTGCACGACACGGTTGAGTGCACCGCCTATGCGATAGGCGCTGTTACCCGACCCAACTAGCGCACTAAGGTCTGCATGAGCAGCAGCCTTGACTACAACCAGTTCCCCATCTCTGAGGATCTTACCCTTAGCTTCCTGTGCGGCGTACTTAGGGTTAGTAGCTGCCAAGAATATCTCTTTGACAAGATACTCGGGTGCTTCTGCCATCATGACCCTGACTGCGGCTCTGACACCTAGCGTTTTACCTGAACGCTTTAGAGAATCAACGAGCGCGGGCTCGTTCTCCAATATCTCTTTTAACTGCGCCTTGCTATGCACAGCCGTGTACGTACCGGCCTCACCGACACGTAACACAATAGGTGATATTTCTACGTCACCGCATTGGCGCTGAGCAACTGGCCCAGACAATGCGAGTACAGATGTGACAGCTTTCGCTGTACTGTCTGCGCTAGTGACAAGTGCATCCCATACTTCACTGCGCTTTTCGATGGCTACTGCCAACGCACTCCACGCAAAGTCTTTGTGCATAGCGTGGGCTGTATTACTTACAGCTTGTGCCGCCATTACTGAACCCATCTGCGGTACGTCATTGTGGAACTGACGCATGAGACTCGCGACGAGCATGCCGTCGATGTTGCTATTAACTTCATTCATATACTGCTCCTATAATAGTTGAACTGCTATTTGTAACCAATTGTGATTGAGCAACCATCGCCCAACCTGTTAATGTGACGACGCTCAACGCCCTCACGGATTAACTCTGCGACACATACGTTCTGTGTCTGCCATTGCTTATAGTCTTGATTGAACTGGGCAACTGCTAAGCCCGACGCAACCATTAGACATACGAGACACCAACCAACCAGTAGGTTGATGACGAACTTGCAACTGCTATGCTTCATGTGCTTCTCCTTTGAACTTACTTAATAGGTAAGCGATGTAAGCCGCGTTACCCTTTAAGTCTCGGTTAGCGTAGATCAACAGTTGCTTCAACTCGCTGTTCTCCGCTCTTAGCGCAGAGTTGCGATCAAGCAACTTGTTGTTGTCCTGCTCTATGTCCTTGAGTGGACGATAGTTACTCCTATAACTGTAATCAGTCATGAACTGCTCCTTTGAACGAAAACAAGGTTCCTTTTACTTGAAACCCAAAAACCCAATCCGCATATACCGAATCGGGGTGACTCCCCCTCTGTGAGAAAGGAACCTACATAGTTGACACACGGATGTTTCTGAAAATTTGAATATTTTTTTTTCAAAAATTCGAGCTACTTTCTTGCGTAATATTAGTTGAGCTACTATTATCCAATCTTCATGTGTACTTCCTCCTAGTCAATGAAGCTAGTTAGGGGCGGCAACGCCCCTCTTTTTACACCGACTGATACGAGTTTATGACTGATACCCCTAAGTCTATTTACGATATACCTTTAGATCTGACTTCCCCCGAAGCAGAACTGGAAATGCGCGGCTTAGAAATCGCGTCACAAGCCAACGGACACATACACGACATACGGAATTTAAATGCACAGGAGACTAATCTTGTTGCTGGAATTTCGATGGGCCTGACTAAACTGGCAGCAGCCAAGCGAGCAGGGATGGGTGTTTTTAGAGCCACGACATTACTTGAAGACCCTGCGGTGAAGCATCACTTGGAGATGTTGCATCAAGACCGAATGGACATTGCCAGTGAAATGGTTAAGTACGATATGGTCGATGCCCACATGGACATTGAGATGGGTAAAAGAATGTCAGCTAACGCGATGGAATGGTTTCGTGGCGTAGAAATGCAGATGAAGCTGCACGGGTTGTCTCAAGATAAGAAGGTCATTGATGTAAACGTGACGAATATACAAAAAGTAGATCAGTTAGCGGAACTAGATGATGCCTCATTACTTCAATTAATGGGTGCAGCCAGTGATAGTCTTATTGCACACGCCCATGACATAACCGACGCAGAGTACGCCGATGATCAAGCATAAGAAAGGTAAGCATTGCCCGAAGTGTGAGACAGATCAGACGTTGTTTGCATCAGAGGATACTTGCGTTAAGTGTGATTTTGCACAAGACGTTACTGACAGTGAGCAAGCACGGAAAGAGGCAGTACCTAAGAAACCCTTAGTGGCTAAGTTGAAACGTAAGAAGCCTACTAAAGCAGTGGATGGGCCTACGCATCGAGAGATAGCTGCGCAACAAATCATTGAAGACGAGAAGGCAGCGGCGGATGCATTTGACGCTAAAGAAGAAGCCAAGCTTGAGTTGATGCGTCGTGAGTTATGCCGCCGTCGACTATTACCATTTGTAGAACGATTCAATGACCAGTACGAGGCAGGGTGGGTGCATAAAGACATCTGCTCTCGATTAGAACAGTTCTCAAAAGACGTTGCCGAGCGTAAAAGCCCACGGCTAATGCTATTTATGCCACCGCGTCATGGTAAGAGTGAACTGGCGTCCAAAACATTCCCAGGCTGGCACTTAGGCCGCCATCCTGACCATGAGGTAATCAGTTGTTCGTACACGGGTGATTTGGCGATGGACTTCTCGCGTAAGGTGCGTGAGTTATTACGTGACAAGCGGTATCACCAAGTATTTAGAGACACTCACCTTGATAAAGACAGTCAATCTGCACAGCGATGGAACACCACAAGTCGAGGCGGATACGTTGCAGCGGGCGTGGGTGGCCCGATCACAGGACGCGGAGCCCACGTTTTAATAATCGATGATCCCATTAAGAACCGCGATGACGCGGAATCGGAAACAAACCGATCTAGTATATGGAACTGGTACACCTCGACAGCGTACACACGACTTGCGCCTGGAGGCGGAGTACTCATAATTTTAACGCGCTGGCACGACGATGATCTGGCAGGGCGCTTACTCACTAAAATGAAAGAGAATGAAGGCGATGAATGGGATGTTATCCAGTATCCAGCTTTGGCAACAGAAGATGAGCCTTTCCGTAAAAAGGATGAGGCGCTTCACCCAGAACGCTATGATGAAACAGCTTTGC